TTAATGAAGAATTACTTAGATCAGATTATAGTACTGATGATGAACATTTTGAAACTCAAAAGAATAATATTCTTAAATTAATGTATTTGGCTGCGTTTGCCTCTATTGTGAGTAATCCTGGTGATGTAGAAGCCGCCCAAGAACAATATAATACTGTAATGAGTGAAGAGGCAGCACAATACATAGAAGAGGATCTTTTTACTTTATCTTAATTGGTATGGGTTTCCCTGGTGGTGGGTATTTGCAATAAATTTTACAAAAGCAACGGTCTTTCAATGGAGGTCCTCTGCACTTGGATGGCAGATAAATATCTCTATTGAGAGTTCGAAAGAGTCGATCTAGGAAGATCATGTTTATACTATTTTAGTTAGAAAATGCAACGCCTGACATGCCGCCCTTGACCCGCAGCACGTTGTAGTTCACGCCATATACGAATGGCAGCGGTTCCGTTCCGTCCTTCGTCCACGTGAGCTTGGCGTTATCGACGCGCGAGAAGTTGAGCGTCCCCGTTGGCTGGTGTTTGCACGGGCAGAGTGAGAGCGGAACCATGTACTTCGCAGAGTCGTTAGCATCGCCGTTTTGGAGCGTGTTTTCCGTGTGGTAGTAGTTCACGACGTTGTTGAAATACTTTCTGGGCATCGGGGTTCCGAAGTAGTCATTTCCGTTGACTACCATTTGCACGTCCGTCACGTCGAGACCATCATCGTCATCTCCACCAAACACGATTGCCTTCACTGGGTGGTTGAAGTACGAGAGATCCACCGAGCTGGTGGAAGCCGCGGCTCCATCGACCGCGATTCTCTGTGTTTGGGTGATGAGAATTTCGTGTTCGTTGTCGGTGAAGAACTTGCGTTCATCGGTGTCGAGCATAATCATGTTGGCGTACATCTTCAGCTTGGCACTGGAAGCCGCTTTGATGTTCGCGCCCTGCTTAATCCTAATTTCCACCTCTTGGTATTGCATTGCAACGAGTGGCAGTGGGGTGGTGGTTTCATCGCAATGGAAAAAATGCAGGGGTAGGAAGGCGTTTCCGGTCGCGCCTTGCGTGCTCGAGGTTGGTCTCCAATACTTGGATGGCGACGATGCGAGGAACTTCGACCAGAGCGAATCGATGAAAAACGCGTCTTGGCGGTCAACCATTTTCCCTCCTATCCAGAGTTCGATTTCTGTCGGGGTGTTGCTCACTCCCGTCTGGATATCCTGGTCGGTGTCAGCGCCCTTACCGATGTCGTCGACATCCAGCCACACGTAGGTGAGAAGGTCACCCTTCGGCTCTATTTTGAAGGAGAGTTGCGCGTTGGGTCCGTTGGAACCAATGCCTGTCACTTCCACAGGTTTCATTGCAAAATTAGTGTGTCTCTTGTAATTTTGACGGAAGAACGAAACTTGTGGGCTTCCGGATAGGAATGCATCCTGAACTCCTTTGGAAACGAGGTTAACTAATGCTCCTGACATTATTTATTACTATTATACTGTGTTTTTTTTAATTACAGCATCGAGACGATTGCGCTGCTTTGGGTAATGACGTAGATGATCGCGAGGAGAGTCGCCCAGTTGCGGCACCCGCCGTTGATGAGGCACTGGATGTTGTAGGTCGAGACGGCGACGGCAATAAGCGACGCGAGCGTCACCACCACGGACGACACCTTATCGTTTTTCTTGGCGCGTTCGCCCAGCATCTGCAGGACGAGGAAGAGCACCGAAATGAGCCCAACGAGCAGAACCGCCTGAGCCTGCACGGGGAGAGAGCGGTAGTTAAACTTAGGCATCTTCATTTATACTATAAAATTACAAAAAAAATATAGAATGCTTTAAAATTGCATGCATTTTATATTTTTGGATATATTTTGTGGTTTAATTTAGTTCGAGAACGCAAGACCGCCCATACCGGACTGGATGCGCAGCACGTTGTAGTTCACCGCGAACATGCTCATGATGCCACTGGTGTCGAGAGCATACTTGGGGGTAACCTCGACCTGCGCGTTGTCGATGCGCGAGAAGTTGCAGGTGCCAGTGGGCTGGTGGTCCTCCGGCTTGAGGGCGAACGAGTACGCATACACACCACCCATGGGGTTACCCGAGTGGTGGTAGTAGGGCTGCACCTCGTTGAAGTACGAGCCGGGCTGCTCCTTGAAGCGATCCTGACCGTTGAGGATGAGCTTGAAAGTCTTGAGGGGACCGCCGGTGACAGAGTCAGTCGATTCCGCCTTCTCCACGATGGCACGGCTCGAGTGAGTACCGCCGACCAGGACCTGGGGAGCACCCATCTGACCGGGCGCCACGTAGTTCTCGCCCGAAGAGGCGGTGGGCAGGTCGACCACAACGTTCGAGTGCGCCACATTGGAGGTGAAGTTCCACAGCTCGTTAGCCTGTGCGTCCGCGCCCGACGACTTGGTGTTGTTGAAGCACCACACCAGCTCCTTGACTGGGTGGTTGTACGACAGGCGCACCTGCTTAGCCGAGGTGGTGTTACCGATGCTGTCCGCACCAGTGTGCTGCACCTGCTCGATCAGGTACTCGTGACCCTTCTGGGCGAAGCGACGGCGCTCGTCGGTGTCAAGGTACACGTAGTTACCCCACACCTTCACACCCGAGGTCGAGAAGTAGGTCGCGAACTCAGCCGACAGGTCAATGTCGAGGCGCACCTCGTGGTACTGGAGACCGATGAGGGGCAGGTAGAGACCGGGGTTGCGGTTGAAGAAGAAGATCAGTGGCAGGACCACACGGTTGGTGCCGGCCACCACGTCCGAGGTCATCTTACCCCAGTTAGCCTTCTTGGCCTCGTCGAGGTAGAGCTCGGCGTACAGGCGCCACCAGCGCTGGTAGTGCTTGTCAATGCGCTGACCGCCGATGGTCAGCTCAATGTCCTGGACGGCACGCTCGGCAGCCCAGCACTTGTCGAGACCCGTCGCGGGCGCTATGGTCACGAGGTCCAGGTACATGTTGCCGATCAGATCACCGTTGCGGGCAATGGTGACCGAAAGACGACCCGAGTTACCGGCGGAGCCGTTCACGACCTGCTCGATGTTCTCCATCGCGAAGTTAGTGTGGCGCTTGTAGACCGCCTGGAAGAAAGTAACCTTGGGGTTACCGGTGAGGTAGACATCCTGGGCACCGTAGGCAACGAGTTGCATGAGACCACCCGCCATTGTTCGCTTTTATACACTAACGCAAGATTTTTTTTTGGCGCGGCAAACGCGTAATTATTTTCAAATAATACTAATTCTTATATCAAATGCCGAAAAAGGAGGAACCCATCGAAGATGTCATGCCCGAGGACGCCCCAGAAGACGAGGAGGACATGCTCGACACGATAGAGGAGGACGAAGAGGGGGCAGAGGAGGATATGGAAGGATTCGTGCCCGAGTACGGATTCGACATCAGCGCCGCCCTGGTAACCGAGGAAGGTGATACGCTCTGCAGTGCGCTCATTGACATCAACGATACCATAGGAGAGGTGGCAAGACAGATGAGCATTACAAATAAACTACTCTTAAAAATTGCATCTAAAATGAAGTAGTGTTTCAAATTATTTCTAAGCGAATCTTGGCTTAAAAATTTGCGGGCTATGTATAGGAAGAATGTCTCAAGCCAAGACGCCCCCCGAAAAACACGAATATGACATTTCACAGTCCCATTTGCTTTGTATGTATGACGCAGAAGAAGTGAAAAAGAGGGCGATGGAATCGGATACGGATGAAATCATAAAATGTATAGACGAACTTGAAAAAAACTTGGGAATTTATACGGGCGTTGTGGCAAATGATGAGTTCATGATTAAGTATTTTGATCTGGAAAACAGCGACTACAATAAGAATGGTATAGATAAGGTACACGCGATAGCAGATGGGATGCATAATGTGAGGATCATGCCATACATCGCACGTCTTCATGCTGATAATCACAAACTGTTCAATACAGCCACCGATTATTATGATGCTGATCCCGTTTTACCTACGTTGGGGCTGAGACTGAATCGCATCAGCGAAGAGAATCAGCGACTCAGGTTGCGCACGGTTGGTATGATTAATTCTATTATGAGTAGGCAAAGCGCACTAATTAGACATGAGTACGACCCGAAGGACATATGCGCTCCCATCTCTTGGGCACCGGGCGAGGAGCAAACGCTCAATGACTTTCAGCAACTAACGTGTTACGCGCTTCAATATATGCACACAAGGCGGTATAGGAGGTATCAGGATTACGTGTGCAAAGAAATAGGAAATACGAGGGCTTGGGAGAAGATTTCGAAAATTGAAGTTTTTGTCGAAGGGATGTTCGACAGACATATCGATTTTCAAAACTGGTGTAAATTCACGAAAACAGGAAATACCCGTAAGAATCTGATCGAACATCTAACCGTTTGTAAGGACTGGTACTTCCCGGATTTGGTAAAAAACAGACACGCATTCTCTTTTAGGAATGGGCTGTACATAGCCATGACAAAGGACAAAGAGTCGAAGTTCTACCCTTATGATTCCGAGGAGTTCAAGTCTTTGGATCAAATGCTGGTAAGTTCTAAATACTTCGATATGGACTTTGATAACAGTGCTTACGACAACTGGTACGACATACCGACCCCGTGCCTCGATCGAATCTTGAATTACCAGAAGTTCGATGATGACGTAAAGAAGTGTGTGATGCTTTTCATCGGTAGGATGTTGTATGACGTGAATGAGTTGGAAAAGTGGCAGGTCATAATGTTTTTGAAGGGAATGGCGTCAACCGGAAAGGGAATGATTTGCCAGCTTTGTACTTACTTTTACGAAGATGAGGACATCGGCACTCTGGGTGACAATCCTGAGAAGCAGTTCGGTCTGTCCGCGATTTACGAAAAGAAGGCTTTCGTGGCGCCAGAGATTACTGGGAGGTTCGGTCTCTGCCAGGCTGATTTCCAGTCGATGGTGTCGGGCGAAAACGTTAGCATCGGTCGTAAGCACAAGACGGCGGAGTCGGTAAAGTGGAAGGTGCCCGGAATCTTGGCAGGAAACGAGCCGCCGGGCTATCACGATAACTCTGGTAGTATTCAGCGTCGCCTCGTCACCATCCCCTTCCCCATCCAAGTAAAGCCAGAAGACGTCGATACGGAGCTACCAGACAAGCTGAGAGCGGAAGTTCCTTTCATATTGAGGAAGGTAAACGAAGCTTACCACGACGCAATTAGCCGATTCGTGAGTGGTGGAATCTGGGCGCACCTACCGAATGCAATCAAGAAGACGCGCGAGGAAATGGCGCTAAGCACCAACGCCCTCAGACACTTCATGGCTTCGCCGCAGATCGAGTACGGTTCGGACAAGCAAGTTCCTCTGAACATACTCATCACTCATTTCAACGAACACTGCAAAGCAAACAACCTCGGTCGATACAAGTTCACTCCAGATTTCTACAACGGTCCCTTCGGTTCGAAGGGAATTAGCGTGGAACAAAAGACCATTAAGTACAGAAACAAAAATTACAAGAATCACAGCATCGTCGTTGGTTTGGATGTCGAAATGGATGACGACGAATTTCTGGGAGACTTCTAGATAATAAATATTAACACATATTAAATGGAACGTGGCGAACGAGTCCAGCCACCTGGCCTAAGCGACGCTAGGGTTAGTGCATCTAACGTCGCACAGGTTTTTGCAGTCGGGAGGGGTAGAAGAACTAGGGTCAACAGGGGGAATGCGGAGAGAATAGCGCGAGCGCAACAGCGAAAGAAGGAGGAGCAGGTGAGGATGAGGGAGTTTCAAAAGGACGATGAAGAAGCGTCCGGCAACAATCAAAGGGTGGGAATAGCAACCCTCGGTCTGTTCATGGCTACGGGTAAGCTTCAAAAAAACGACCAAGCGGTCAAAGACTTACAAAAGATCATAGGTTCGGATCAGTTCAAAAATGGACTGAAAGACAAGACCACCACCATAGGCTCTTTAACATACAAACTCATTGAAATTGTTGGGAAGAGTGACAAGTTGAAGAAACTGTTTTCCGTTTCCAGTGAGTACGGCGTCGTGTATGACCGCCGCCAAGCGCTTCCAGACAACACGATATTCGATTTCAAATTTAGAATCACCGACTCGGGCGGAGACTCCAAAGTGGGCATATTTACTCTGTTCACAAAGAGTCTCAAAATTTCGGTGAGGAGCGGTTACTTTAACTGCACGAGCGAGAACGACTTTTCGGGGCTGGGCAGTCAACCGAGGGCTATAGGACGCGCGCTTTTTAACGTGTTCGGCAAGAACCCCGGTCTTCCGCCTTTGAGGTTAGAAAACGTTCTGATGAGCTTGCGGAGCGGGAGGAAGTTCAACGAGAAGGATTTCATCAAAGACGTGTATTCGAACGACACTTTCATGGGAATGAAACTCAACAAGAAGACGAAGCAGAGCGTGTCGAAGGTCTTCATGCTTCTGGGTTCGAAGGAACACACGCTCTCCATCACGAAGGGCGGAGTGTTTCAGGTGTCGTTAAAAAAGGCGCCCACGAAGGACGAAATCAAGGACGCAATCAAAAAGATAAAGTCGATTCAAACCGCTGCATCCAAATACTTCGGCGGCAAGTCGACCATAGCCACCCGAAAGAGAAAGATTTCCAGTCGCACGAACGACCAGCCAGCCCCCAACGTCGCTAGGAAGGGAACCACGTGTCCCCCCGCGAAGCGTCCCACCCCCTACAGCTTCGGCGGCAAATGCCCCGATGGACACTACCTTCGACCCAATCCACAGCAGCAGCCGTGCTGTTACAAGATCCCCCGCGATAAGACGAAGTCGAAGAACAAGGTCGCGCTCGCCTACAAGACCGCGAACGTCAGAGTCCCCGACAACGTTTCTGCGATGTTCGGTCTTAACCGAAACACGTCGAACAGACGCGTGAACATCTCTACGAATTTCCCGGACATCAAGCTTTACAAGACCGTGACCCGCGTGCGCAAGTCGGATGGCACCATGGTGAACGTCCCGGACGTGCGAATCGGCTCGAGGCAGTGCCTCCGCTACACCAAACAGAAAATTCTGGACTTCATTTCCAGAATAGGTTACACGGATAAGTCGCTCGAAAGCAAGTCGAAGGAGCAGCTCTGCGCCATCCTCGTGAACATTGCCAAAAACACCAATGCGAACAAGACAAATAACAAGTACATACCGACTTTCACATTTAAAGGGAAAAAGACGCAGCTCACGCTCAAGATGGACAAGATTCTTATGATAGGGCGGCGGGAGTGCAGGTCTCTCCCGAAGTCCGACATGCAAAAGGCGTGCGGCGCCCTCGGAATACAGTTCGATGGATTGACCAGAGAGCAGATGTGCGCGAAGATAGAGGAAAGGCGCGCAGAAATGCAGAAAAAACTCAACTCAAACAAAAACTCGAACATGAAATTGAATGTGAAGAAAAAGTTGAACGCAGAGAACGCGGCAATCGAAAGAGCGCGCAAGATGAAGCTCGAAAAAATCAAGAAGAGGGACGATCTGCTTTATCAGATGTTCGTCACAAAGGTAGAGCCGTTTGTGCAGAAGTACGAGAACTACGGATCTCGCAACCTCGTGCCCAACAAAACGACCTACCTGAAACACTTCAAAACGTCCGTCAACGTTAACGCCGCTAACGCAGTCAACGACGTCAACAAGAGAGGGTGGAAGAGAGGCTTTGAGATATGGCTGAAGAAATACGTTCTGCAGTTCAAGAGTGCGTATGAGCAGGAACTCGTGAATGCAAAGGCGGTTAAAGATCAACAGATTGCCAACGCCCGTCGCGCCGTGGCAGAGGAGGCGAAGAGAAAGCGGGAGCAGAAACGTCTGCTCGCTTCTCTCACTCCCGAGGGTGCGCTCAAGGACATGAACGCTTTCAAGAAAAAGCTCCCCAAAAATCTGCAAAATGCCTTCGACAAGAAAAAGAAGGAGTTTGCAGAGTCTTACAGAAAGTTCGTGGTTCTCGACAAGAACGCCACCCTCTCCGGCGTCGCCGGCAGAAAGAGAGCGTTTTTCGATTTCCAGAAAATGGACGGTGGAAATATCAGGACTTATCTCAACTCCGTTGTGAGCAAGATGCCGCCCAAGAGAAACGCGAACACCATACAGAGGTATCAACTCAACAACAAACTCAGGTTGGTTCTCGGTCCTAAAATTACTTCCAACACCATATAATTTTTATTCATACCACAACACCACCGCATTACGGTTAATTACTATTTTACCGCTTTTGCGAACATCGGCACAAAACTGCCAATGTTCACAATCCTCCGGCTTGCTCACGCCCCATTTTGACGTTTTGTACACGCTGGCGCGAATGAGAACGAATCCGCCAAAACATTTCTCGACTTCTATTATTTTGTCCCCAGATAGGAGATTCATAGGAACCGAATTGCACGCCTTGTGGCAGTGTCGATCGTGTCTCGCCCCCTCGTATCCGCATTCTATGACGTTGTCAAATTGACCGAGTCCCATCGCAAAGGTGTCGTAGTAAAATTGACAAGGGAGCGAGGTGCCAACCATGGAATGTGGAGTAGCCATCGCAATGTCGCTGTTATTTTCAATGGTATCAAATAGCACATTGAACGCCTTTGTGTCAAATAGTATGTTGGAGTCTACCATCAAAACATAATCGTAGGAGTCCAAATCTTTTATGTGATTTTTTATGTCATTTCTGTATAGTGCGAGGCGCGTTGTTCGGGAATATCTATCGAACGAATGTCCTAAGTTTTGTGACACGTAGTTTCCCTTTAAATGGTACTTAGTTCCATCGGTTGAATCGTTTTCATAAACGTGGACATCAAAATTAATGTCGTTTCTATTATTTTTCAACTTCTGACACATCGTATAGAACGTGGGTAGCCACTTTTCATTGTTTCTTACCAAAGTAGAAATTAATATCTTCATAAGT